ATATTATTTAACTGCGTTTAGCAAGAGCCGATTTGGCCATTGAGTCGACTGTTCGTTCTGGTGGAGTTCGTGGTGCATTTGGATCACCGGTTACTGCCTCTTCGTCGTCATCTGCAAATGGTGTAAGATACACATACTTTACACCAGTAGCGTCATCCTTGATATCTTTAATTAAAGATTTTAATGCTTCATTATTAGACATGGCCTGATCTAATGTATCTAAAGTGAATTGTGGGTGCTGCATTTGTACCAAATTAATTAGTGAATCGGCCCTTACTCTTGGTACAGCATGAGTGTCGTGAGCACGGTTCCTCATAGTTTCAAGAATATTCATTAAATCCATGATAACCGGATCGGCTGCTTCGTCTTCGAGGATCTCATCAATAGCATCCTCGACTATAATTTCTCGAATACGCATTAACGTTTTTCTCTACCAACAACATTTGGACCTGCCGCTGCATCGGTTGCAGCAAATTCATCAGTGTCCATATCGCTACCCATATCAGGTGGTGGTATTTCTCCTGGCATACCGGCTGGAGCAGCTCCCATACCCATTCCCATTGGTTGTGCAACTTGTTCACCGGCTAACGCACGAGCTGCTGTATCTGCGGTACCTCTTGCTGAACTTAACTGCTGAGACATATTTGCTAACAATGGTTCTACTGCTGCTTTGAATGCATCTGCTTGTTCCATACCAATTTGATCACGGATGGTGTCAAGTAGCGCCGGCATTTGCTCGTTCTGCATCTTGCTGACTTCTTCTAACATGTCCTGAATCGAATCAACCATGTCTTTGGCAGCAAGAATTGCTTGACTCTTGCCCATCTCGCTTTCCATAATAAGCTGTTGCTTGTTCTCTACCATCCAGCGATGCAAACCTTCACGTACCATCAGCAGTTCCATATACTTCGGATTCTTCTCTGCTACATGTACGCCGTGGCTTTGCTTGATTTTGTTAAGACTTTCTGTTAGTCCTCTTGCAAGCACATACGCACGTTTAAAATCTAAATTAGCATAGTCAATCTTTACGCCAAAACGGCTTTCCATTACTTTGTTAATTTTTTTTGCTGTGGGCTTGGTGCCCATTTCTGTTAGTCTCATAGCTGTTGTTCCTAAAGTTAAAGTATTTAGCCGAAATTAAAGTTTTTTTCAAAATCTTAACTGTATCTTTTCGTTGCATTTTTGCATGTGACAGTCGATTGAATGCAACATCTTTTTTGAAGTTATCAGTCTTTTTTGCGTACAGAGCGTTTTCGTAATATGCGATATCAGAACTTAGTTTTCCAATTTTTTTATCTAATTCTAATAGATAAGAAGAGTGTGCATATTGTCCTCTTGTTTCGTACAAACAATATAAAATTGCAGTAATTTTGTCCACAAAGTCATGGGTGTGTTTATCGTCAATTTGACTGACTTTCCAACATTGCTGATGTACTCCCTGAATCTGAAATGGGCCAACAAAAAACCTGTAGTCTCCTACTGGAATAACTACAGGTTCCGATCTATATTTTGCTAATTCTTGCTTGGTCCATGATTGTATATAATTAAGCCCAAAATCTGTAAACGCATCTCTTGCATCGTCAAATTTTCTTTTTGTAATAGATGCGCCCTTCATCATTTTTTCTATATAATATATCTTTATTAACCAATTGATTTGCAAGTAGTACTTCTCTTGGTGTTAAATCTTTCTTAGAAATTTCTTGCGACTCTACGAATTTTCCTAAAATGTCCGATTCTTCGTTTGTAATTGGTAATCTAACTTTATTTAATAGTTCTACAATCTTCATTTTTATTTTAGAATTAGTTGTACCATAACCATAATTAAGCCTGTTAGCAATGCTACGCCAAAAGCGGTGCCTACTGTAATCAATTGCCCACTACTTTTACTTGTAGCCTCGGCTGCTGATTCTGATAGTTTCGTGCGTATGATTATAATATGTTCTTCCATATTGGTCATACGCTGTTCTAATTTATCTAATTTATCTTCCAAAGCCTTGTATCTTTCGGCGCATAAATCCACGTGCGCTTCAAGGCTTGTTCTTTCGCTTGCTGCCATTTTTTACTTCTTTCTATAAAAATGTAGGGGTCTGTAAAATGATTTAGAAAATGTGCCATAAAGAAAAGTGCCTTAAATTGCCGGTGATTTAAACTGTATTTAAGTTAATTCTGCCAGTTTTAAAGTATATGTTTTTAATTGCACCATAAGGATAAAAAATTGGTAATATAAATCTTGCTGTTTCTTCTAAACCGCAAATGATTGGCACCTGTGCAAAGTCTTTATCCAGTCCACCAACTGGATCACTGTTTTCCAAGAATACATCTTCGTGCTCTACCCCAAAACAAAAAATCCATGCACGGTGTTTACCATAATACATCTCGCCAAATTCACTTAATTCGTCTATATCAAACTCAGCTGATACTGGACCTTCAATCAGTTGTGGTTGTGACCTTAATCCTATAACTTGTAATACAGTTTCCCAATTACGTTGTTGATCACGTTGTGTCTCGTACCCGGCCTGATGTCTTGTCATTCCAGTAGCTGTGATATCAACCAAGGTAACTCCAGTGTAAAATTTCATACAAGTATTTATAGTCATAAAAAAAGCAGACCGAAGTCTGCTTTTATTGTAATTTAAAAAATTACGATACTACAAAACTTGTCCCTGCTGTTACAGTTGCACTACCCAAGTTAACAGAACCTTTTTTGGTTCCAAGTGCTTGGAGTGCTGTTTGTAAGGCACTTGCTGCTGGTGCGTTTACACCGTCGCAGATAATACTAATAATACCCGATGTTGCATGAGCAAAATATGCAAGCACTGGTGGGAAAGCTTGAATGATTGCTTCGTATGCTTCGTTGGCTGCGTCGTCTTCGGTTGATAAGTTTACACCAGCATCAACAACATATAATGCAATACTCTGACCTGGTTCGATCAAAGTTCCTGTAGTACCTGCAAAAAAGTAGCCTGCGCTACGGTCTAATCCTGTTGGCATTTTTTTCTCCTAAATAGTTTGCGTTACCGCATGTTAATATTTATGTTGTTCATAAAAAAAGCAGACCGAAGTCTGCTTTTTTACACTTAATTAAATTAAGCAAGTTTAATACCGCCAGTTGATGTAACTGCTGCAAGTGCAGGAAATACATTACCGCGCGAACCAATATTACCACCTAATGCACGAATAGATACTTGTAGATCCGAGTCAGTCCATGAACTACGCTCAACTATAACGCTCAATTGAGCAGTTGATCCAGAACTATCAACTTGATATGCCAGAACTGAAGCATTGGTTGAAATTACTTTCATTAATGTTTCAACTGCACCTACTACACCAGCACCACTTGGATCATCTAATTCAGCTGCTAAGTTAGCAGTTACACCAAGTGTGGTGATTTTGAATGCTGTGATAGGCGATGCAATACCAGTATTAATAATTGCTGCATTAGCAAAACTCTGACCTGACCCTACGTTATTTACACCGGCTGTGCTGCCGTGTACTCTTGTTACTCCGATTGGCATTTTTGTTTCTCCTTAATTAGTTGCGTGTTATCGCATGTTAATATTTATACCAATTACGCCATTTTGGCGAAATTAGCCGCACTAAACACTTCTCTATCTACTATTTTAACAAGCCCAGATGTGGTGGGAAAAACAAATCCTTCGCCGGCGGGTTGCCCATTGACATATTCTTCAATGCCCTGTACTTGTGCTGCTAATTGTTTAGCTAAATTTTGCTTGAAAGCGTAAATGCTATTCCAAATGGCTTTGAGGCCCACATACCCAGGACTTTCTACAATTTCACCAGCAGGTGTTTGTGCAAATAGTTTACCTGTATAATCATCACCAGCTAAAGCGTTGTATTGTACTTTGCTAACATTTACTGCCAACCAAGTGTGTAAAGGTTCAGATACTTGTTTGGTAATAAATTTATTAAAATAAGTTTTAATTCTATCCCTGGTGCTTTGTGGTATAGAAGCCAATAATTCGTCAACAGCAGCACCATATTTTTTAAGCGCCGATTCTGCTGCTCGTTCTTGCTGTACTGGAGTTTTAAGGCTAAATTTATTACCTGCTGTTGGAGAAATAATAGCCATGCCGCCCGGGACTGTTACCAGTCCTTTTCCATTCCACTGTGTTGATTGACCACCCAATTGGTCAAAGTATTGATGTACTACAATACCACCCACTGTGCCTGCGATTTGTTTGCCCAATGCACTGTTAGTTGCCACTCTGTATTCAACTAAGTTTGGTTGGAATACAAACTTGCCCTGTTGCGGTTGTATTTGTCCTGCATATAAAAGATCGCCCCAGTAGAATCCTGCTCCTTTTGTTGCAGCATCAAGCCCAGGCCATATCACTTCGAGCGCACTGTATAAACTACCTCTGAGATTTCCTGACGCCTTTTGACTGTCATATCGTTTCCAATCTTCAACATTTTTAGCAAGGAATCCTGCATCAAACATATACTTGTCCATGACTGCCAATTGGCCATCTTGGTCTCTTCCGAATATCAACGCCGGCTTACCATCCCATTTAATTGTGAGATTTCGTGGATTAGATATCACTGCTTTTAAGCCAGCAATTTGTTGAGCTGCGGCAGCACTGCCAGATAATATGGCGTCTTCGGGGTGTGGAGTGCGAGGATTAGTTGCCTCCATTAAATACTCAACAAATTCAAAATACATTATGAAAGTTTATCCGTATATGTTCTAAACCAAGCGGCTGTGCCTGGTGTGGGTGCTGCTTCAGGTAACTGTATATCACTCTTGGCCAGAGTTTCTCGCGCTGCTGCAATCAGCTGATCGTAGTTGGGGCGTTTACTAATTGTATCAATAATATCGTCGGGCGAATTTAATTTTGCTATTGGAATACCTGTAATTTTACTTAAGGTGACCGGACTTTTGCCGTCTTCGATGGTAGTATTGGTTACGCGATCAACTAATCCGTGTTTGTAACTCCACTTTAGTCCAGGATGCAAGGCAGATACAACACTGGCCAATATAACATGTCGACTCATACCAGTTAGTTTGCTGCCTTCACTTCCGCCACTCATGCTAAACGCTTGCCACTTAGGATCACCAAACATTAAATCGGCTTGTACATAACCTTGCCCAAGTCGACCGCCTATTGGTGCTTTTACATGTACACTGTCACCGGATTT